TTTAACATATCCCAAGTTCTTGAGAATGGAAATTCTTTAGAGTTAAAAGTTGATTGTAAAATATCGTTGGTAAGTTTTTCTTGGTCTATTTCAAAACCTTTCGGCATATCAATATCACCGTAGAATAAACTTTGCTCTGTTAATACTTGTCTCTGCATACCACCACCATTTTTAATTTATGCGTTGCTGTCTGTCAAGTCCCAAGTTGTATTAGCTTCATTCCAGACGTAAGACCACATATGAGTATTAGCTGTATTTTGTGAAGTCTGTTCAGCTGTAAGTTCTGGTGCATCACCAATAGGTGATTTCCAAGAAGCTGATGCATTATGTTTTACCCAAGATGCATAAGGTTTTTTAGGCCAAAAGATATTATCATCTTCGTCCCAAGTATAACCTATACCTGCGTAGTTTCCTCTAAAAGGTGTACCACCACTATTGTGAGTTCCACCAGAAGTATTGTAAGATGTTTGAATCCACATCTGTGCTGGCCAGTTGTTGTGAGTTTCTAAATATTGTTGACCTACAGATTCATCCTCAACGCCGTCAGCGTTCAGCATATCGCCATTATTCAAAGTAAGTACTTGAATGACTTTTCCGTTAGATCCTAGTTTTGCAAAATGTGCCATAATTATTCTCCTATTATATATTAAATTTTATTCTTAGTAAATACATGTTAATTTTGGAATTTGTATCTTATTATAACGATTCCTGAACCGCCAGATCCACCTGCGTTTGTTGGTATTGATCCACTGCTTTGTCCACCACCACCACCACCACCTGTATTGACTGTCCCTGCTTGCGCAATAGGTCCAGGACTTGAAGCACCATTTCCACCAGTACCACAAGAAGAACCAGTTGATGAAGGTCCACATCCACCACTTCCACCACCACCTGCTCTTGCTACAGGAGATCCATTAATTGAACTTGTAGCACCAACTCCACCAACACCAAAACAAGCTGCTTCACCTGGTCCACCACCACCTATGGCTCCACCTCCAGCACCACCATTATACGGTCCTGTATAAGGAGGTTGTGCAAGTCCACCATTGCTTCCTTGAGGAGGATTAACAGGAGGTGTATTTCCTGTTCCACCAGGATTAACCGATGGTGATCTTCCACCACCACCTCCAGATCCACCTGGTTTTCCGTGTTCTTCAGCGCTACAAACATTATTATAAGCTCCACCACCACCGCCACCAGCTGATGTTATCGTTGAAAAAGTAGAAGAATTACCGTTATTTCCTGGGTTTCCAACAGGATTCGATGGAGCGGCAGCTCCAACTCCACCTGCACCAACTGTAATTGTATAACCTGTGACACTAACTGGTAAAGATACTGCTGGAGCAGCGCCTTTTGGTGAAACTGAATAAGAACCTGATGCTGTACCTGGAGATTCTCTGTATCCTCCGGCACCACCACCACCTGCTTGAAGACCACCTCCACCAGCTCCACCACCAGCAACTACTAAATAATCTACTAAAGTTGAACCTGAAGGATTACCTGCACAAGATACACAAAAAGTACCTGGTCCTGTGAATGTATGAATTCTATAATCTCCTGAACAAGTAATTGTTCCACCTGTTGCTGTAACATATTGTGCTGTAGGTGCTGTATCTTGTGTACCATTATCTGTTACTAACCAACCTTGTGTTGCATCAACATATACTAATGTAACAGCTAAACCCTCAACTGATAAAGTTGCGTTAACAATTGAACCACCAATTTTATCTGAACCATTTTGAACTAATGTAACTGCATATGTATCAAAAGTATTTGCGTAATCTTTTATTGCAACTACATCACCTGCGACACCTGCTGGTAAATTAATCGATATTGCTCCACCTGTTGTATTTACAAAATAACCTACACCACTTACTGCTGTGAATCCTGTTGTTTTAACTGTTGTGTCCCAAGACGCTGCACCGGTTGCGCCGAACCCTGCCGCCGTACCGCTGTTAGTGATTGTTACACCTGCGGGAATTGTGAATGTGTCACCACTGTCCCCTAATGTCGTTGTGCCACACGCTGTTCGTGGACTAATTTTATTTACTTTTATTTCACTCATAATTTTTTACCTATTGAAATTTGTACCTTATTACTACTATTCCTGAACCGCCAGTTGCACCTACGTAAGCTGGATCTCCACCACCTCCGCCTCCGCCTCCGCCACCTGTGTTAGCTGTACCTGCAGTTGCTGGGCCTGGACTACCTGCTTGTCTTCCAGCTCCACCTCCACCTGCTCCACCTGCTCCTCCTGGTCCAGGATAAGATGTTGGCCAAGACCCACCTCCACCACCACCTGCAAAATATCTTCCAGGAGCTGGTCCTGGAGTTCCATATGATGGACTTGTTGGTCCAAAAACTGTTGTAGCTATTGGAGATCCTATTCCACCAGCTCCTCCTCCTCCTGGAGTAGCATTAGAACCTGTAGCACCTATACCACCACCTCCACCTCCATTATAATTAATTCCAGAAGATCCACCATTATTTCCTTGAGAAGGACTTACTGGAGGTGTATTACCTGTTCCACCAGAAATTAATGCAGGTGCAGATCCTCCTGCAGGTCCACCTCCACCACCTGATCCACCATTTCCTCTTGGAGCTACTGGTACGAATGGAGAACATCCTCCTTTACCTCCACCACCACCTGTTGATGTAATTGAACTAAAACTTGAATTTGATCCTTGATTTCCTGGTACTTCATTACTAATTGGCCCATCAGCTACACCACCCGCACCTACTGCTATTGCATAAGCTGTTGCTGTTACTGGCAATCCTGCACACACTGGACTTGGATAATTTTGACGATAACCACCTGCTCCACCAGCACCTGCTGCTCTAGTTCCACCAGAACCCCCTCCTGCTACTACTAAATATTCTACTGAATTTGATCCTGCAGCAGTTCCTGCACTATTAACTGTAAAAGTTCCTGGACCTGTAAATACGTGAGTTTTATAGTCTCCACAAGTTAATATTGTTCCACCTGTTGCTGCCATAAATGAATTTTGAACATCTTGAGTATTTCCAGTAAATACAGTTTGCCAACCTACTGTTGCATCTACATAAATAAGTTGAACTGAAGTATTGTTTTTTGCAACTAAAAAATCACTTGCTGCACCATTAATATTAGAACCATTTCGTCCAATAGTAATAGGATTTGTTGATGCTGTTCCATTATAATCTGAAATTGATACAATATTGCCTGCACTTGGTGAAGCTGGAAGAGTTGCTGTAACTACTCCACCTGAAGTATTTACAAAATAACCTTCTCCATTTACTGCTGTGAACGTTGCTGTTTTAGGAGTTGTATCCCAATCTACGGTCCCCGTTCTACCAAAACCAGATTGTGATGCGCCACTTGCTAAATTAATAGTGTCACCACTTGCACCAAGTGTAATTGTTGTACCACATTTATTAACGATGTTGGAATCTGATTGGTTTGTTATGTTATCTACTTTTATTTTACTTGTCATAATTATTGAAATTTGTACCTTATTATTACTATACCAGAGCCGCCAGCTGCACCAGGTTGATCACCGCCAGCATAATTTCCTCCTCCACCACCGCTTCCAGTGTTGGTTGTTCCGGCTACTGCAGCTGAACCGGGAGATCCTCTCCCAGCTCCACCACCACCTGTTCCACCAGTACCTGCACTAGAAAATCTTGAACCAGCACCACCTCCACCTGCTCTTGCTGTTGGTGTTGCATTAATACTTGTTGTTGCACCTGCTCCACCATTACCACCCGATTGACCAGAATTGTTTGCTCCAATTGCAGTAGCTCCACCTCCACCTCCACCTGAAGCATCAGGGTAATATGGATAAGCACCTGTTCCACCATCACTTCCTTGAGGTGGACTTACAGGTGGAGTATTTCCATTTCCTTTAGGAGATGTTAAAGATTGAGGTTGACCTCCAGCAGATCCACCACCACCTGAACCTCCAGGTCGACCTCCTATTTGTACAGGAAGACAACCTCCTGCACCTCCACCAGCAGTGGATGTTATTGTTGAAAAAACTGAATTAGATCCTGGATTACCACTAGTAGAACCACAACAAGTATTAATAGCTCCACCAGCTCCAACTGTTACTGGATAACCTGTTGCTGAAACTGGTAAAGCTGAAACACCTGAACCTAAAGGACTAGCTGAATAACAACCAGAAGCTGCACCAGAAGATTCTCTAAAACCCCCTGCTCCGCCCCCACCACAACCTCTACCACCGCCACCTGATCCACCACCAGCTATAACCATATAATCTACATTACTTGGACCTGTTCCAGTTCCTGCTTGTGATACACAAAATGTTCCAGGCCCTGTAAAAGTGTGAATTTTATAATCTCCACAACAAGTTATTGTTCCACCTGTTGCTGTTATGAATGATGTTCCTCTAACATTAGAAGTTGAATCCATAGTATTAATCCAACCTTGTGTTGAATCAACAAATACAAAAGTCACTGATTGACCTTCTGTGTTTAAAGCTATACTAGCTGATGTTACACCACCTATTTTGTCAGTTCCATTTGCTGCAACTGTTAAATTATTTGTTTGCCAAGTCCCTGCATAATCTGCAACAGAAACTATTGCTCCAGCAGATCCTGCTGGTAAGTTAACTGTGAAAGCTCCAGCTGTTGTATTGCAAAAATATCCATTACCACTAACTGCAGAAAAAGTTGCAGTTTTAGGAGTTGTGTCCCAATCAACAGTTCCTGTTCTACCGAATCCTGTCTGACTACCATTATTTACAATAGTAGTTCCAGAAGGAAAAGTAATAGTATCACCACTTGCACCAACCGTTAAAGTAGTTCCGCATTGTGGTTCGATTGCATTAACTTCTATTTTGCTCATTAAATTACTACCAATGTCCCTGTTATAGTTTGTGTTCCAGTAACCGTTACCGGTCCTGCTAATACGCCTGAATCTAAAGTTTGATCTTCATCTAAAGTTGATGCATGAGTGACTACATATCCTGTAGCCTGCATTACTGGAGACATTGCTTTCTTAGCAGGGATTGTACAAAATACTTCTTTTAGTCCAGCTGAAAAAACAACTTTACTATCTGAATTAGATGATGAAATAATAGTAGTTCTAGATAAAGTATCAGGAGTAGCATCGGTTACTGTACCAATACCAACTTCCCACTCATCCTCACCTGGATTTGCAATGCAATAATATGTAGAATTAGTAGTACCTACACCTGCAACAAAACTTTCAAAATCTTCAGAAGCACCAGCTAACTCGAACGTAGCTGTCCCTATAGTGGTACTTGTTTCTTTAACTCTGTCATTGATGACCAGTGCCATAGAAACCCCTCCTTATGTAAGTCTTAATATTGCAGCAGAAGTTGTAAATGCAGGGAACTGAATAGTGAATGTTCCTGCAGTTGCAGTTTTAACTCCACCAAAATCTAATACACAAACTGCATCAGTAGTACCTGAACCACCGTCTGTAGTTGTATTATAAATTAATGAACCTCTAGCAGATAATGTTACACCTGTCCAAGAAACGTTAGCATAACTAGTAATTGCTACTGCTGATGATACTTTAACTCCTTGGTTAACAAGTGCTTTACCACCCGCTGTGTAACTAGATGAAGTTACTTCATTACTTGTTATATAGTTTTCTGTTGAAGCACCTAAAGTTGCTAGTGATGTATACATCGCTAATTTATAAGTATCCGATGATGCATCGAAATCGTGTTTTCCTTGAAGTAACTCTTTTTTAAAAGTGTTACAAATTGCGTTAGTTGTTATTGACATAATATTTCTCCTTTATAATTTTTTACGGTGATGGTGAAGGTACCACAACACGAGGCACACCATCATCAAATTCTGCACGTCTTCTTCTCCCCATTTGCTGAAGAGCAAAACTCTGTACTTCTTCATCATACATTGTTTTAGAGGTATTGTACATATCCATAGGGCCTTTTAAGTAATAATAAGTTTCTGCTAAAACTCCGTGGAGTAGCATTGCTTCTTGATAAGTAGACAAAAAAGTAGAAGTAGTAGAGTCAAAATGAGGTGGAGTTATAATATAATTTAACTGTACCACATAAGCTTGATCTGGTGTTGGTGCTACTACAATAGAACTCTCATCCCAGTTGGCGTAGTATTTTGGAATTCCAACAGCCCCAGTACCATTATATTCTGTAATAAAACTAGTATCTCTTTTTTCCATAAAATTTCTATCCCCTGTCTGATCAGTAGTAGAGAATACTTGTAAAGATCTAATAATTAAAAAATCTGCAGGAGTAACTAAATATCTTTTGTTTGCTGTAAAAGAAGAAGTTGCGTATTTTCTAGTATCATCGTAATCTACTGAGCCTGCTACATCTAACTCTGTGTTTCTAATAAATTGATCAATTAAAGTATCCGTTAATACATTAGAATCTACTTCTGTGTAATCTCGAACCTGAGTTAAAAAATTTGAATATGTTATTGCCATTATGTAATACTCACGGTTATTGCACCTAGTTGTGCATCTAGTTCTCTTCTTCTATTTTGTAATGATGGATCAGCAGGAGTCATTGAGCTCGTCCCTTGATTTACAAAAGCAAATTGTCCTGGTAATGTTAAATCAGCAGTCATCATTCCCTGTCCCCCAGAAGATGCAATTACTCCATCTCTTAATTCTGGTTTTTGAAAATCTTGTGATCTAGTGTTCTGTAAAGCAACCGGATCTGCTTTATGGTAAGGTGGATCTATTTGTGGGTGCTTAGGCTCATACTCTGAAATATGAACAAGTGCTCCTGTCCACTCTTTAACCATTTCTTTATATGGAAAAGCTTGCCCTGATCTATCTGAAATTGATTGTGATCTGCTCCCTCTCGCCCAAGACATTATACTCCACTCCCAAAGTAAGTTTGAGGAGAAATATAAACTGAAGTTCTTGAACCATCTTCGTTTAGAGCTCTCATTAATTCATCTTCATATAATTGTTTTAAAACTTGTATTCTATCTGGAGCTCTTTTTTGAGCTAAATAAAATGCAAGCCCTGAACACATACAAGGCAGAAATCTATAAGGTACATCTGGATTATTAGTAAATGATCCAGCATCCTCGATTCTATCAATTGTATAATATTTTAAATAAGTATAAGTTGATGCATCTGGTGCAACGTAAAGACTAATAGTGGGTTGAGTTTGTCTATCCACAAAGTATTGTGAAGGTTGTCCTGTTGCTAGTTTATTTGGTAAAGCTTGATAAGCAGATCTATCTATTTTAGTTAAAGTAATATCATTTGTGTCAGAACTACCTTGGCCAGTTATATTCTGAACAGCTACCCCTGATGCGTGAACCACGGCTAACGAGCCTAAAGCTCCTCTAGTTGCACCTGTTAAAGTATTAGTAGTTTTTCCTGTGTAAGTTATAGATTCTAATCCTATTTGAATAGTTCCACTTGTTGCAAAAGTAGAAGCATCAACTAAAACAATACTTGTAGCTGCTACTGTTAACGCTGTATTTAAAGTTCCGTTAACTGCACCTGATGAAGATATATAAGCTTCAAGAACATCATTAACTTGTGTTGGGACTGAATAAGTTGCAACACCTGCAGTAAAAACTATTTGATTAAGATTAACTTTCCAAAGGTGAACACCTCTGTTTCCCCACTCTGAAAATAAAAGATTTAAGCTACGTCTTGCACTTCTTATATCATTTCCACTATTCGTTCTTAAGCCGCATCTCTCGTATGCTTCTTCTATAATATCATCAATCTGTAAATCGAACGAAGTAGTTCCTGATGTAGCCATAATTCATTATACTATATTAAGTCTTTGATGTAATCACCACCTTTTGTGATTTCGTAATTTTGTCCTGATTTCAAAGACTCATCTTGTAGGCCCATTCCAGAAGTTCTAGCTGCGCCATAACCTTTAGTTGATTTAGCTTCCATACCTTTGTTAGCTTTCATCATCTTACCATATTTAGCTTTCATCATTTTGAAATCTTCACCAGATATTTTACCGTCTTTGTTTTTATCTAATTTTTTTTGCCCGCCTTTTAACATTTGTCCTCCTGTAGAAAATGCACTTCCTGTATCAGGTATAGTACCTTTTTGTTTTTTTCTCTCTTCTTTCATACCAGCTCTATTAGATAATTTGTACTGTAAATCATCATTAGCTCTTTTCATACGAGATTTAAATTCTTTATCTAATTTTAAAATTTCAGAAGGTCTAACTTTTTCTTTACTTAATTTTGTTTTTAGATCTTTATGATACTTATTTAAATCTTCCCTACTTCCAAACTTTTTATCACCTGTAAAATTTTTAAATCTATTATTAGACATTTGATTTTGAGTGATTGGATAATAAGTATCCCCAAATTTCTTTTTACTATATTTTTCGTCAGCCATATTTTTCTCCTTAAATTTTGTAATATTATAATAACATACTAAAAGACACCTTTAAATCCTAGGCCTCTAATAGCAGCTCCGCCACCTCTAACTTCTCCACCGTGACTAAAATTAGGTTTAACTTTCTCTTCTTGAAGCATCTCATTTAAAGCTCTATCTTTTGCTTTTTGTTGACCTTCTTTTTTTGTTTTAGAATGTAATTGAGTTTCTTTAGAATCTTTATATTTATTGTATTTATTCATTGCTTTGTCGCCAAAGTAAGAAACATCTACTAAATCTTCTTCTATAAGTTTTCCTTTTTTTGCTTTTTCCGGAAAACCTTTTTTCATGTCACTATAAGAACCTTTAGAAATAGTTGAATCTTTTTTAGATCTAGAAATCCCAAGCTTACGCCTTCTATTTATATTTTCGTAAAGACTCATAATAATCCTTTTTTAGTGGCCACTTTGCTTATATAAAAAGCCGTTTTCCGTTATAACTATTTGAATTGTATCATTTCTAGCCTGTGTATGCTAGACCTTAACCTTTTTAACAATAGGCTTTTTCTTTAGTTTTTTAACTATAATTTTTTTCTTCTCGTCTCTTGCTCCTCTTAATTGTCCATTAATTTGAGCTGTCATTGATCCTCTAGTTATTGCCATTATAAATCTACTGCCTTCCCTAAAATTGGTTTATATTTAGTTTTACCATCTTCTTTAAATGCATGCAAGAACTGCTTCCTAGGCTTATCTTCTATATAACTACAATGACACCATCCACTTGAAGGTTCTCCTTTTTTGTAGAACTCGAGAATCATTTGATCAAAATTAAGATTCTTATATACCCAATCACAGAGCTCAGCATTGTCGACTCCTGGACATTCAAAATCAACGGCTTCCGCATCGCAGTGCTGACTATTAACTGAGCTACCTATTGCAACTGATAACTCTGGGGATCTATAACACGATGTCACAACCACAGGACCAAAATGATCTCTGACGGGTTGTAGAATATTATCACAAAGTAATTTTAGTTTTTCTATTTGATCTGAGTTAGGATTATTGTCTATACCCTTACGTACAGCAGTGTCCGATTTAATAAGCTCTTGAAGATTAAAGTTTCTAGAAATTTTCATTATTTACCTCTAACAGAATCAATGAAATTGTACACTCTTCCAAATTGTTTATCAATAGACATCAAGTCAGACTGAATCATAGTTACTATTAATTGGAGTTCAATTAATGTTACAAGTGTCCATGTAGCAAGTCCCATTAGTATTGTACCTAACAATCCAATTAACATTGTATTAGTTTTTCTACTCATTTAAGTCTCACTCACTTCTGTACATGTAAATTTAGTGGATAATTTATTTTTATTAACAAACTTTTCTTCTTGTGCAAGTATTAGTTCTCTAGATAATTCGTATGCAGCAATAGTACATTCTTTCCAAGAATTATAGGGTGGTTTAATTTCCGCTGGAGGTAAACATTGATTATCAACAAAAGAACATAAAAATATTACTAAAATAAATTTCATCTTGGCGGTCCACCAAATAATGCTAAAATACAAATAGCCACAATTAATAAAGCTGTGAACTTGTAATTCATATCTCCTGGTTCCATATAGGCACCCTCCATTATTGACACGATAAACACTCGTCAGAATCAGAATCTAATTCTGCTAAAGCTTCTTCTTTACACTCTTGACTACAAAAAATATCTAATTCGTCTTTAGGTTCAAATTCTTTTTTGCATTGCTTACATTCTTTTTTCATATCTTACTTCTTTTTTTTACATTTACATCTAGGCCCTGCTATTTTTTTAGCAACCCATTCACAGATATCATCCATCTTTGAAAAAAAATTATAACAAATTCTGTCAATCATACTTTTAAAATATATAGTTAAACAAATTAATAAAAAAAATAATGATAGCACAACATAGATGACTACATCTACAAACCACCAATATATTTTTAGCACTACTTTTTAGCTATCTTATCTTTGTTTATACCCTTTTTAATGATGTAATTTTGAGTGCCATTAGCACCTGTCTCTACTTCTTTTTTTAAGAACTTAAAAAGATTCATTTCTTTAAGCTTTCTTTCAGTATGCTTTAAAAAACTTTCTATTACTTTACTATCTCTCATTAGCACTTCCATCTTCTTCTAGCTTGTCTTAGTCTAGAATTAGGGTCTTTAGCTGCTTTTGGAAACTTCTTCATTTGTCCTAAACTTCTTGCACAATAAGACTTTCTTCTTGCTGCTCTTTTCTTACCAGGGCTATCTTCTGTAACTGCAGTGGTTAATTTACTACCTGGGTTTTTTCTTCTGTATGCTGCAACACCTGCTGCAGTCATCCCAGCTCCACTTTTTGTAGATCTAAAATTCTTTTTATTTCTAGGTGGCA